CGTGAGCGTCCCCGACCTGTCGCCCGCCGCGCTGCGTGCTCACGCCGCAACACTCCGCACGCCACTGGCCGAGCTGCCCGGCTCGGTGGTCGCGAACCTACGATGGTGCGCCGGCCTCCTCGAAGCCATCGCCGCCCGCGACTCGGCCCGAGCGTCCAGCCTGCACCCGCTGGCGCTGGCTGTTCCGTTCGGCGACAAGAGCATCCTGCCGATCGCCGAGAGGCTGGAGGCCATCGCGGACCGAGACGAGCAGCGCATTCGCGACGAATCCCGCGCCCTGGTCGCGGAGCCGGGGGCGCTCAGGGTGGCGGCTGACGCTCTCGTTAGCCACATCGCGACTACGCGCGCAGACGTTGGGGCACGGACACACGCGCTCGCTGGCGACCTGCGCGCAGCTCTGGCCGAGAGCCCCGCACCCGTCGCGCCGGCCCCGCTCTCCGGCGGCCAGGCTTTCCGCGTCGACTTCGAGGCGCGCGCCTACGCCGTCGTCCAGGCGGCCCACAAGGTCATGCGCGAGGAGCCGTACCCGACAGCGACCGGGAGCCTGGCGGACCTGGAGCGTGCGGTCAATCGCTTCGAGGCCGTCCCTCCCCCCGCGCCAGCGCCGGCCCAGGCGCCAACGGCGTGCGCCTTCACGCATGACGGGTTGGCTTGCCGGCTGGACGACGGCCACCGTGAACCGCACCTGAACGTGCGCGGCGACCGGTTCAACTTCGTGCGGTGGGCGCCCCCTCCCGGCCCACCGCCCCCCACCGTGCGCGAGCCCGACACCTACTGGAAGCCCTACGACACGAGCGAGCCCGAGGCCCCGCCATTCGGTGAACACCTCCGCGCACTCCGCGAAGCCAAGGGGCTCGGACTCCGCGAGGCCGCCGAGAAGCTCGGCGTCTCTGCCACCTACGTCTCCCGCATCGAGACGGGGAAGGAGCCAACGCCAACCGAGGAGCGCATCCGCGGGATGGCCGAGCTGTACGGCGTGGACTTCGACGCCCTCATGCTCGCGGCCGGCCGCGTCTCGCAGGCCGACATCGAAGCCGTGATGCTCGCGAAGCGTGAGAAGCGCTGGCCGCTCACGCAGTCGAAGCCGTGGACGCTCGGAGAGCCCGAGGCCCCGCGGCGGACGGTGCGCGAGAGGTGGTACGACCACGCCGCACGGCAGGATGTGCCGGTCACGATGGGCCGCGACGTGAGTGTGCTCCTCGACGTGCTCGACGGCCTCGACGCAGGCGCGGACGCGAAGGAGGTGGACCGTGGGTGAACGATACGAGCACGACATCAGGCTGTTGCCGTCTTCCGTTTACGTCTGCGTCCACTGTGGCATGGGCCCACGCAGCCCCGAGGTGGAGTGCCCCGTGCGCCTCCGCTCCGCGCTCGACGCCCTCGCCGCTGAGCTTGAAGTCGCCCGCAACGAACTGACGGACGTTGGCTCCGTGCTCTACGGGGACGACGACATCGACCCTGGCGACATCCACCGGAGCGTCATGTCGCTGCTCGATGAACGAGACGCGCTCGCCGCACGGGTGGAGGCGCTGACGGCGGAGCGGAATGACTACCGCGACATCGCCCTCAAGGCCGTCGAGGTCGCGAGACGGCAGGCGATCGAGGAGTGCATCGCGGCCATCTCCGCTCGCACACCGGCCGGCCTTGGGAAAGCGTTCGAGGAGAACCTGTTCAAGGGACACCCCTTCAGCGAGCACGAGGACTCGAAGGGCTACCGGTGGGAGTTTCCGGAGAATCAGCAGTCCGAGCCAGCCGCGCCCTTCGCGACAGGCGGAAAGGTCTCCGACGATGCGCCGGCGCTCCTGCACCGGGACTATGTGATCCCGAAAGCGGAAGCGGACAAACTCAAGGCCGGGATGGCGAAGGCCCAGGAGCCCGAAGTCCCGCCGCCCACGTTGTGCCATCACCCCGTAGGTTCCGCGTCCTGCGTTCTTCTGCCGGGCCATAGCGGCGGCCATTCTCGCCACTCAGAGGAGGACCACACCAACGGCTGCTCCGAAAGGTGTTCTCGCGCGGTCACGCTGCAAGACCTCGTCGACCTGATGGACAGCGACGGGGGCCTGACCGACGAAGAGGTAGCGGCAGAGTTGGAAGCGAACGGCGTGGACGTGCAGCACGCACGCGAAAGGCTGGAGCGCTTCCTCGCGAGCACGAAGCCCGCCACGCTGTCCCCGAGCGAGCGCGCGGCGGCTGAGGCGATGGCCGATGCACTCGGCGACTTCCCATACGCGGACGCCTCGGGCCGAGTTGTCGCGTGGTGGCGCCGACACGAGAAGGTCTGGGACCAGTGGGAAGACGTGAAGGACCGCGCCTCCCGCGAGCCAGCCGCGCCCGCGCATGGCGGCCCGCTCCAGGCGCAGATCGACGTGCTCACGAACGCCGTGAAGGATCTCTACAGCTACGTGCCGAACACGGGCGGACTCGGTCGCGAGCTGCGGGCGGCCATGGCAAAGGCGCGAGGCGCCGAGCGCGCGGAGCGGAAGCCATGAGTGACACGGTTGTTAGCTTTCCACCATGGCGCTCGCGGTGCAGATGGCCCGTCTCGGGTACGCGCCCGAGGGGAAGGTGATCAAGATGCGAGGAGGTGAGGAGTGAGCCGTGTAGTTCGTCGCGTACCACTGGACTGGAAGCATCCACAGCGAGCGGACGGTAGCTACGTCCCGCTTCACGACCAGACGCACGCTGAAGCGATGGTCGACTACGAGGAGGCGCGACGTGCGTTCGATGCCGGCGAGGACAAGGAGTACAGCACCGGGAAGCCTGCGAAGGACTCGCACACATTCGAGGACTGGCACGGCGAGCCTCCCGATCCGGAGTCGTACCGACAGGAATACGTCGGCGAGTGCATCGGCTGGCAGATGTACGAGGAGACGAGCGAAGGCACGCCGATCTCTCCAGTGATGCCCGACCCGGAAGCCCTCGCGAACTGGCTGGCCGACAACAAGGCGTCCGTGTTCGGCGGCATGACCTGCTCGCGGGACGAGTGGCTTCGGATCATCGTGGGCGGCGGATCGTTCGGCGTTCTCATCGGTCCGGAGACGGGCGGGCAGATGGTCCCGCACATCCCGGACGAGGAACCGATCCCTACCGAGTAGGGATTCGGCCTCGCTACGATCGCGACCAGGAGCGGATCGAGACACTACAAGATGAAGCGGCTGGCGATCCGGAACAGTCGTGAGGACGCGCACTTGCGAGACGCGAGTAGGGGCCTGCGGTGCCGATAGGGGCTCCGTCCGGTGCCAACCCCTACTGCGATCCCTACCGACGTTGCATTGCGGACGAGCATTGAGCCATGCTCCGGCCCGGCCAAGGAGGTCGGTCCAATGCTGATGTTCACGATGCTGGTTCTGGGACTACTCGGGTGCGGAGACGGCGACAGCGCCAACGACGACGGCGGCTCCTGCAGCAACACGATCATGTGCAACGACGGGACGTGCTCGCCGTCCTGCACGAGCTGCTCGCAAGGCTGCTGCTCGAGCCACGACGGATGCTGACCCTCCTCCTGGTGCTCCTCTTCTCGTGTCCGGCTCAGTCCACGAACGTCATGTGCAACGACGGCACCCGCTCGCCGACCTGCGGAACCTGTTCGTCTGGCTGCTGCTCGCATCACGGTGGGTGCAGATAGCGACTACCGCCGCCGCTGCTTCGGCAGCCGGATGACCTTCGGCTCGTCCGGTTCGTCCGGCTCGTTGTCGAGCTCGCGCACGAACGCGGCCGCAACGCCCCACGCGTCGGCCGAGCGCGCGAGCGCCCGGCACGGGCACGCCTGAAACTCGCAGCCGCGGTTCGGCTGAGTCGGGTCGGGGTCGGTCTCCATCACGGAGCCCTCCACCCCTTCAGTAGGGCGAGCATGTTGCTGGCCAAGTCCGAGAACTGGTCCGTGCCCATCGCCCACGCGACGATCATCCCGCATAGAAACAGAACCCCCCACCCCGTCCGAGTCTGCAGGAACGCGGCGCTGCCGCGGGCGCCGTCGCGCAGCGCGTCCACGAACGCGACCCGCGCCTTCGCCTCGGCCTCGACACGGGCGACCTCACCCGTGATCTCGCGCTCCACCTTGTCGCGCTCGAGCGCGAGCTCGTCGCGGCGGAGGTCGACGAGGGTCTGGTGGACGGCGACGAGAGTCTCGATCGCGACGCGTTGCTGGGCGAGCTGCGCTTCCACCGCGCCCTGCTTCCGCTCGAGCGCGTCGAGCCGCATGAAGAGGCTGTGACAAGACATCTGGACCGCACGCATCGCCCGCTCGTTCTCGAGCAGGGCGTTCGCGATCTCGTGGCTGCGAAGTGCATCCGACATCGTTCCTCAGTGCGTGAAGATGATCGCACACACGTACAGGAATCCGAGCACGCCGAAGACCGCGATCGCCATTCCGCCGAGCGTCCAGAGGACCTCGTTACTCGCCGGCTGCAGGCCCATCTTTGGGCACTCCTGGAACCGTCACCGGTGTCGACCAGACCTTCTCGCCCTTCTCGATCGCGATCACGTGGCGGTCCTGGAAGCGGCGGAGGACCTGCTTCCGCTTCCGTCGCGCCTCGCCGGAGTCGGGCCCGGTCTGCTCGACGTCGTCCGGGAGATCGCGCAGGTGCTCGAAGAACAGGATGAGCTCGACGAGGCCGGTGAGGATCCGGTCGCGACGCTCCTCGTCGAGCTCCTTCCACGCCGGGATGGAGTCGAGGTAGTCGTCGGCGAACTGGCGGCCGAGGGCGACTGCCGTGTCGAGCTTCGTCGCACCCGGGGCGTCGCTCTTCTGCAGCTGCTTCACGAGCCACAGCACTCCCTTCACGAGGTCGAGGAGGACATCGCCGAGGAAGCCGGGCAACGAGACGCCGAGGGTGCGGGCGAGGAAGACGACGAGATTCATAAGAGCTCCTGTCAGACCTGGGTGTACTTGCCCGTGCGGGTGGAGAAGTAGAGGACCTCGCGGCACCGTTCTCGCGGCCGCCACGGCTCACCGAGCGAGAGGTGGATCCACGACGCGAGTCCCTTCTCGGGGTCCGCGCCCTCGAGCAGGAGCTGGCCGAACTGGATGTCGGACGACGCGATCCGCGTGAACGCAGTCTGGAGCGACACGCCGTGGACGTGGAAGTCGATCGCCTGAAAGAGCTTGTGCTGCGAGTGCTTCGCGCCCCCGATCGACTCGTTGAGGGCGGGACACCGGTAGGCGGAGTGCGTAAAGACTGGCTTCCCCCACCAGGAGCGCACCGTCTCGATCGTCTGCGCGATCTCCTCGGCCGCGGGCTCGAGCGCCTTCGGCACGCGACGGTTCTCGTCCTGGAAGTAGCGATGCTCGGTGCGCGTGAGCTCGTAGTACGTGAAGTGCGGTGCCCCGGGGATCGGCCGCGAGAGATCGATGAGGGTCGGGATCATCCGCCGGTCCTCACGAAGACGCCGAACATGAAGCCGAGAGCGAGTCCCATCGCGAAGATGAGGAGCAGGAGCAGCGTCACCACGGGGGCGGAGATCACGGACACACCCGCCAACGATCGAGCGTGGCGTCCGCCGTCGACCACGGATTCGCGACGTTCACCCCGAAGCGCCGCACGTGGCCTTCGGCGTCATCGTTCTCGGGGACGTTCAGCCCGGGCCACGTGTTCCACATCGTCTCGAAGCCTGCCTTCCGGGCGGTCTCGATGAGGTCCTCGTCGTACGAGCCGAACGGCCAGGCGATCGCTGTGGGGACCACACCCGTGTGCTTCTCGAGGGTGTCGCGGCAGGTCTGCATGTCCGCGAGCCGTTCGGCATCGGTCATGGTCAGGTACTTGGCGACACCGCTCACCTGCACGTGCGCGGCGTGGCTGTGGCACCCGAGCTCGACCGCGTCCGGGTACGTCGACACCGCGTCCGCGATGCTCGACCAGGACGCGACCCACGACAACGAGCCCGGGTAGCTCGTGATCACGAAGAAGGTCGCAACCATGCCGTAGCTGTCGAGGAGTGCCGGGGCGTACGTGAACTGGCTCGTGTACGCGTCGTCGAAGGTGATGACGATCGGATTCTCGGGAAGCCGAGGCGTGTCGTCGCACGGATCCGGATCGGGATCGTAGAGACCGATCTGACCCTCGAGGAAGCCCTGCAGCTGCTCGAGCGTGATCGTCGTGAAGCCGGCCTTGTCGATCGCCTGCAGCGTGGCCTCGAGGTTCGATCCCGAGGTCCCGATGTCGTGGATGAGGATCACGGGCACGGACGACGAGAGCGGCGAGCAGGAGGAGGTCGCGAGAACATGGAGCTCGTCGTCGACGACGAGCCCATTGAGGTACGGGAGCGCGGTCCCGTTCACCGCGACGACGTAGCCGCCGCTCGGGATGCTGAGGGCACCCGTGACACCGTAGGGCCGGACGGCATCGATCAGTCCGTCCGACCCGATCGAGACGAGGATCTTGTACTGGTTGAGGTTCACGCTCGAGCCCCAGGACCCGTCGAAGAGCGTGATCTGATTCGTGCCGTTCGCTGCGTTGTACGTGTCGAAGACCTGCGCATCGACGCCGTTGCGCGCCTCGAGCACGAAGTCTGCGGCGACAGCGCTCGCGAGCAGTGCCGGGTTTCCGGATTCCGCCTGCGGGCTGGGCGACGACGAGCACGCGAGAAGGAAGGCGAGCATCGTCATGCCGCGACCGCCAGGGAGTGACCGGTCGGATGCTTCGCGCCGTAGATGTAGAGCGCCTTCACGATCCCCTTGAAGGCACCGCCGCCGATGGCGTCCTCGACGCCCCAGCAAGCGACCATCGCCGAGTTGAGCGCCGTTCCCGTACCGGTCACGCTGTTCGAGCTGCAGGTCTGGGAGATGTTGTCCTTCGAGTACCAGGCGGACGGCGGCACGAGCCCCGACGCCACACCGTGGTGGATCTCCTGGCCGGCCGAGTTGACCCGCACGCGGATCGCCGTCGACATGGCGCTGCCAGGGAAGCTGATGCTCGCGGCGGTGAACGCGGTCGCGGCGTACGTGCCGGTCTGGGTGGCGCCGCCGAGCGAGTTGGCCCCACCAGCCCACCCGGTACGACCGGACGCTCCGGAGCCGAAGCCGCTCGTTCCACCCATGCCCGCCGTGATGAGCTCGCCGTTCGCGTTCGCGGATGACGCGTCGACGATCCAGATGATGTCGACGAAGCAGTACAAGTTCGCGAGCAGGAAGCTGGTCGTGCCCCAGAGCGCGGCGGGCACGATCTCGTCGACGCGCTTGTAGATGTAGGGCCCGCTCACGGCCCCGTTCCACTGGCCCGTGGAGATGCTCGAGCCGGACTGCATGTTGAGCCCGTTCGCGTCGATGAAGAGCCCGTTCGGGTCGGCCGTGAGGAAGTTGGCCGTCCCGTTCACGAAGGTCCAGTTCTCAGCCGAGTCCCCGAGCGGTGTGATCGACTTCGTCCCGGCCGCGCGGCCGAGGTCCCCTGTCGTCGCGCCCTGGAAGATCCGAGAAGCGAGGAGGGTGTACCCAGAGGCTCTGGCGCGGACGCGCGCCATCAGGCGGTGGCTTTCTCGACAAGCACGCTGACGGCGGTGCTCGCCGTGGCCGATGCCAGGTAGATCTTCGTCGCGGTCCCGACGTTGATCTCCATGGGCTGGTTCGGCGGGACGCTGAAGTAGTTCGCGTTGATCGCCTGTCCGTCCGTACCGACCCAGGCGAACTTCCCGGTGTTGTTCTCGAAGTAGAGCGTGAGCTTGTTCGACCCACGCAGGATGTTGAGCTCTTGCGCTACGTCGATTGCGCCGAGCGTGATCCTCCGGATGTCCGGGGGACCGTCACGAGTAAAGCTTTCCGCCGCCACGGGGCCGCCCTCCTTCGAGGATCGTTCGGGCCCCTACGCGGTGATGTCGGGATCGCGACCCCGAGGGCGGTACTGCAAGGTCAGCAATACGCCAGGAACGGCACTTACGTCAAGGCGTGGGCTGGGCCGTCGGGACGGGCATCCGGGTCCCGCCGTTCGAGTCGTCGATGTAGAGATCCAGGGCGATGAACTCGTGGTCCATGTACCAGTTCGCGTACCCATCGCTCGCAGTCGCGTCCTCGCCGACTCGCCCGGTCGTCGTCCCGCCTGACCCGATGTTGTAGGGGCTCGTGTCAGCAGCGGATCCGGCCACGTTCACGAACCCGCTCGCGATCGTCCCGATCCAGAACTTCGCGACCCCGCCGTGGAGCGAGAGGTACCAGGCGTTCCACTCGCCATACACAAGGTTCACGGTGGACGAGAGCGAGCACTTCGTGGCGCCGCCGGCCTTCGACTCGTAGAACATCTGGCCGAGGTCGTCGTACCAGATCCGCCAGTAGTCCCCGACGCTCCGCTGGCTGATGAGAAGCACCTGAATGCGACCGCCGCCGCGGTCGAAGGTCGGCCAGACGACACCGCCGAAGAGGATGTCCGGATTCGAGCCCCAGTCCCAGGCCGTGGACACCGGCCAGTTGAGAACGGATGCGCGGCCACCATGTCCCGGCGTGCCGCCGCCGCAGTAGCTCTGGAACGAGGAGACGCCGTCCCAGACCTGATCCGTGGTCTGCGCGTCGAAGCCGTGGTCGTTCGTTCCGTACGTGATCGTGAAGCCGTGGACGCCGTCGTCGAAGAAATCCTCGGAAGCGTCTCCGTCGTCGAAGAGTAGGAGGAGGTCGTAGGAGTACGGCTCGCCTGTGGCGACGAACTCCGCGAAGACCTCTTCCACGACGGGCGTCGCCGGTAGCGGCGTGGTGTCGCGCGCCGGGAGCCGGATCGGCCGGAACTCCCAGAGCACGTTCGTCGCCTGCCAGCCCTTCTGCACGATGAGGCAGACCCGATCGTCGAAGCCGAACGTCGGCGCCGTCACGCGCACGACGTCGCCACCCTTGATCCATCCACGCGACCGCGGCGAGATGCCCTGGAAGCGGACGTCGGGCTGGGAGCGTGCGGCAACGAAGAAGTCGGCGACGCGCTGCATCGTCGCGGTGTCGTACACGTCGGGGAGCTCGATCTCGGTGTCGTCGCGGTCCTGTTTCTCGTACCGACGGAAGGCACCGATCAGCAGCGGGTGCGGGACGTACCGCGACCACTGCTCGCGCTCGGTGTCCTCGACGGGGAACGTGAGCTGGTTCTCGTCCCACTTCCCCTGCGCCGCGGCCTCGACGTCGCCGGTGTAGTTGTTCGTCCGCCAGAACGCCTGCTCCTCGGTGATCTCGCTGTCCTGCGAGAAGTCCCACTGGCCGTACGTGCTCCGGAGGTGGCGCTCGAACTTCGCCAGGCGGCGCGCGGCGGCGTGCCCCCTCTTCCATCCGACGGAGATCCCGATGCGCCCACGGAGCCGCTCGAGCTTCTGGAGCTCCTTTGCCTTCAGCTGACTCGTTTCGACCGGCTTGAACGTCCCGTAGGGGAGCGACTCCTGGTGGAGCCAGTTCACGCGCCGGCCGGAGAGCCGGAGCGAGCGCATCATGCCGACCTCGTTCACGACGACGCCCTCCCCCACCACCTCGAGGTCGACGCCCTCGACGAAGTGGTGGCAGGCGTCGAGCTTGGTCGCGTCCCACTTCCAGTACGTGGCGACGATGCCGTCCGGCCCGTCCGCGATCGTGAACGGGAGGTAGCCCTGCATCACGCTCGTGATGTAGTCGGCGACGTCGGTGACCTCGTCGATGAAGCCGGCGAGCTGCCAGCCGCGGAAGCTGTCCCGGAGCTCGAAGAACGATCCGCGTTCGTAGGCGACGCCGGCGCCTTCGCAGAGCACCATCACGAGCTCGGCCGGGTTCTCGGCGACCTGGCCGTCGAGGAAGATCTGGCCGCCCTGCGTCCAGTTGCCCGGGCAGTGCGCGTCGAGCGGATCCGCCGTCGGGTACTTGATGGTCTGCCGCGCTCCCATCGCCGTGTTGAAGCAGGAGAGCCAGATGTCCTGGTAGATCCGCCCGCCACTGTCGAAGACGACGTCGGTGACGCGCTGCACTTCCTGGTTCCCGAAGAACGCCTCGAGCACCTGCGCCGTGTTCGCGCCCGCGCGGATCGCGGTGACCCAGCACGCATAGAAGAAGAGCCACAGCGCCGTCGCGTCCTCCTCGTTGAAGCCGGCGCCGCTCCACTCCTCGCCGAACGCATGAAACTCCGAGCTCGACCCACTCAGCACGACGTAGACCTCGAAGCCGGTGTCCTCCATGTCCTGCGGGTTCAGGATCTCGAGGTAGGCCGAGTAATCGACCTTGATGTCGACGTACGTGTACGGGCGACCGCGTGCCGTGTACCCGAGCGTCGCCGTATACGAGCCGCCGCGCGAGTACGGCGTGCCGTAGTGCTCGCGGTCGACCATGTAGATCGGGCTCCCGACCTGCGCTGCCTCACCGGCGTGGATGGCGACGCGCGCCCAGAGGCAGACGTCCTGGTGCGCGAACACGTACGACGTGCCGTCGGCCAGATCGTTGACGTCCACGACGCTCGTGGGGTTGGTGAACTCGCCCGCGATGTCGTCCAGCACCGTCCGGAGCTTCGTGCCGCCGTCGGAGTTGTCGACGTCCGGGTCGTCCACACTCGTCGCCTGGAGCATCTGCACGCAGACGGTCTGGCCGTGCGTGGTGAAGTAGCGGAGCCGCTCATCGGAGCCGACCGAGAACCCGCCGGCGTCGTTGATCGATCCGTTCCCGTTGAGGTCCTTCCAGAGCTCGACGTCGTCGTCGCCGCCGGCGATGCCGGGGCGGCCGAACACGAACGGCACGTACTGCGGGCTCTCGTTGTAGGTGCTCGGGAGCGTGAGCACGACGTCGGCGGTCGAGAAGAGGAAGTTCGTCGCGCTCCAGTCGATGTCGCCGATCTGGATGTCACCGGGGTCGAGCCCGAAGGCCGACTCGGGACTCGTCGCGACCGTGATCTGGTCGTCGTCGTCGAGCCATCCAGCCTTCACGAGGTAGTCCTGGTGCGGGAAGTCCGCGCGCGACCCGTTCTCCTTGTTGATCGAGAAGCTGAGCGTGTCCTCGGGCGCCTGCGTCGACATGAGCACGGGGTTCGTGACGACGCCCACGGCCTGCGTCCAGCCCTCGCCCCAGTCGCCGCCATCCTTCACGAGCTTGATCTCGGCGCGGCAGCCGACCATGTTCTCGCCGCTGTTCTCGCGGAAGACGTCGGGGAGTCTCACGGGGACCTTCAGATCGTTGATGGCGATCGAGGTGTCGGCCGTCTGATCGCTCGCGATGTCGAAGGCCGTCGTGAGCACGTCGAACAGGTTCGTGCCGTGCACGCGGATCGCCGTCGGGTGCCCGTACCGATTCGTCAGGTCCTGGCTGACCTCGCCGAAGTAGAACCGCACGCCGCCGAGCTCGAGCTCGAGGACGAAGGACGTGCCTTGGTCCGTGATCCCGGACATGCGCTTGCTACCGGTGAGCACAGGTCACATCTCTTCTTCGATGACGAAGTTCGTGACCTGGACGACCTCGTCCCGTCCTTCGTTCCCGACGCGGTTCGATTCCTGGAACTCGCTCGTCGCGCGTCCGTACACGAACCGCTCGGGACAGAGCTCGCCGGTGTTCGTCGTGGCCGGGATCTTGTCGCAATAGACCACGAGCTCGTTCGCGCCCTCGAGCTGCTTCATGAGCCCGGAGAGCTGCCGAGCGGCGTCGTCGTAGAGCGCGGCCGGCTCGTCGCCGGCGGCGAACTGGATGTAGTCCGGGTCGACGTCGTCGAGCCGCGTCTGGTCGAGCGCCTCCCACGAAAGCGCCTTCACGCGCGGGAGCCCGTTGTACACGCGCGTCTCGGTGTGCCCCGCGTTCGTCTTGTTCCGCAGCACGTTGTCCTGCGGGAGCGTCGTCGAGAAGCCGAACGCCGGTGCGATGCCGAACACCGTGAGCGGGCCGAACATCACCTTGCAGCGGAACCGGCCGAGTGCGGTCTCTTGCGCGGGGATCCTCAACACGTACGCCTTGAACTGGTTCGCCGGCGGGGAATGGCAGACGAAGAAGCCAGACGGCACGAAAATCTTGTTCCCGGCGTCGTTGTCGACGCCCTGGGTCTCGGTGCCCGACGATTCGAACGTGATCGTCGTCCGCTTCGTGTCGTCGTTGGTCTGCCCGTCGGTGTTGTCCGTGATGAGCTTCGGCGTCGTCTCGCCCGAGTTGAGGACGTGGCCGCCGACGAGCTCGCCGGGGGCGACGTACGTGGTGCCGCCGCCGGAGAGGATCTGGAGCGTGTCGCCGTGGTTCGAGAACGTGAGCCCCGTGAAGCGCACGAGGTTGATGTCGAGGATCTTCACCTCGACATCCGAGCTGTTCACGCCGTAGAGCGCCGCGGTCGGGAAGTTAGCGTTCGCGATCCAGAGCCCGAGCGACTCGTTCCGCGGGAACTCGGTGAGCACGTCGGCGAGCTCGGCCTCGACGTCGCCGCGGCCGACGAGCCAGTAGATCACCGCCTCCTCGTCGTCGGTCGTCGACTCCCAGACCTTCCCCGGCGCGGGCGCTCCCTCTGGGAGGATGTTCTCGATCGGGTACTGGTATGCCGGCCGGATCTCCCACTCGTCGCCGAGGTAGGTCGGGCCGCCAGAGGCGGTCACGTACACGCCGTCGCGGACCCAGACGGGAGCAGCGACGAACGGGTAGCCGTTGTGGAAGTCGTCCGTCTCGCTGTAGTCGACGTAGTCGGAGATGAACCAGTACTTGATCCCGGACGCGGCCGCGCTCGTGGCGAGCTCGGTCCCGAAGCTCGTGAGCACACGGCGCCACCGCGTGACCGCGTCGCCGGTCGAGCCCGTCGTCGTCGCGAAGAAGTGGCCCCACGCCACGGACGCCGCCGCCCCGGTCGACGCCGTGTTGCTGAGCGTGTAGCCGGCGTAGGTCGTGCCCGAGAACGGATCGATCGCCCGCTCCCAGATCTGATCCTCGATCGAGCTCGTGGGCCGGTACCAGAGCTGGAATTTCGAGTTGTAGAGCTCGATCCGGAAGGTGTACTCGGTGGTCGACCAGTCGAGCGGGATGTCGGCGATCGTCGTGCCGGCGACGAGGTCGCGCAGCCGGATCCCACCCTGCGTGCCGCTCGTGGCGAGGAAGTAGAGCCCGAGCCGGTACTTGAGCGTGCCGTTGTCGATCAGGATCTCGACGCCGACGTCGCCGTGCGACATCGTCCCGAAGGTGGCACCGGCGACGAAGTCGAACTCGAGCGAGCACGTGCTCACGCTCGTGCCGCCGCCCATCGAGTAGTAGAGCTTGCCGCCGTCCGCGGTGGTGATGACGCGACGGCTGCCCGAGATCGCGGCGCCGTTCGAGCCGGCGCTCGTCTTCGTCCACCCGTTGAACTCGGGATCGACGAACGCGAAGAAGGTGTCCTTGTAGGAGATCTGGCCGTCCGCAGTCTTCTGCAGGCTGTCGATGAAGGCCTTCTGCTGGTTCGACCAGCCGCCCAGATAGAAGGCAACGAGCGATCCGTCGTCGTTCGTGTTCGCCGTCTGGCTGTCGTTCAGGAAGATCGCACCGACGTAGACGCGGTTGCCCTGGCATGTCGCCGCGATGTAGCGCGGCCGCGCCGCCGTCTCGTTCGCATCCGACGTGTTGAAGTTGAGCCAGGACACCCCGGGCGTGTTCGGGTCGTAGCCGACGTTCGGCTTGTCGTCGCCGTCGTGCGTCTCCCACGTCGCCCCGAGGTCGAGGCTCACGTGCATGTGGCCGAAGACCGTGTCCTGGTCGTCGTTCGTGACGGTGTTCACGTTGTAGAGGATCCCGTCCGGCGTCGCGATGAGCGCGTTCCCCAGCACGTGGCGCTCAGTGATCGCGTCGGCCAGCTCCGAGAACGTCGCGAGCACGGGCGCGTCGTCGAGGCTGTCGAAGTAGTTCGAGAGCACCTTCACCGCGATGAGGACGGCGATCCCCTCCCCGCCGTCGATCGCCTGCACGTACGAAACGACGAAGACGCCCTGCGTGTAGACGACGTCGGGAAGCGTGTCCTCCTCGCTCCCGCCGGCGCCGTACGAGACGACCTCGAAACTGTGGCCGTAGTCGTAGCTGCCGAGCTGCAGGATGCGGTACGCACTCGAGAGCTCGGTCGACATGACCAGCACGACGGATCCGTCGGGCTTGCAGGCGCCGCGGAGCTGGCTCGTGAAGTCGGGGGTCCCGTACGTCGCGATCGGGAGCGTCGTCTTCAGGCAGGCGACCTCGTAGTCGGTGACGTCGAGATTCACGGGCTCGATCACGCGTGCCTGGAGCTGGAACGTGGTACCGCCCGGCCCGTAGTTCAGGAGGTAGACGATCACGCGATCGTCCGGCAGCACGACCAGGCACGGAAGGAAGAGCGTCCGAGTCGTGTCCGTGTTCTCGTACACGGTGACGTCGGTCCACGTGCCGTCGATAGGATCGCGCACGGTCACGATCACGCTGCAGCTCACGCCAGTGTCGAAGAGCCGGTAGGCCTGCCAGATGCGGCCGTCCGAGGTCGTCGCCGCGTCGAGCTGCTCGAGGTCTGGGTCGTTACCGAGGACGAGCGCCTCGTAGTGGCTCACGTAGCTCGGCCACTCCCAGCCCCGGACCGTGTCGATCGAGCCCTTGCCGGCGCCGGTGTTGATCACGGGGCGGAGCTCGCTGTCGATGAGCTGCGAGTAGATCCACTGCGCTTCCTCGATGCCCACCATGCCGCCCCGGAGCGTCTCGATCGTGAACGGATCCTCGTCCTCGGGGATGGTCCCCGAGACCTTCAGGAACATCGAGGAGACCGAGCTCGAGAGGACGGGGAGCCCCGGGTAGGCGCCGCGCTGCGTGAAGACAGAGAGCTCGGAGGCCGCCGTCGCCGGAACGATGCGGCCGACGCCGAGGTTCGGCATCTGCCGGAGGAGACCCTTCATGCCGTTCGAGCTGAGCTTGTTCGTCGCTGCCATCAGCGCTCCCGGTGCCCGGGGCGCACACCCACGGGGAGTTTCGTGATCGCGGCGCGCGTCGGGCTGTTCCACCGCGAGAGCGAGGTCACCGCCCAGGCGTCCATCACCCGGTGTCCGAACACGCTCGCCGTCACCGCGCGGCCGCCGGACGCGCCGCCACGGTTCAGCTCGTCGACGCCTCGCCGGCCGAGCCTGGCGACGGTCGAGCGATTGAGGATCGCCCCCTCGCCCGTCTGCGCCGTGCCCCCGGAGAACGGCACGTCACCGTCGCCGCGCGGCGAGCTCGGGCCGAAGATGCCGCCCGAGTGGAACGTCGGCGAGAACGACTGCTTGTTGATCTGCTGGAGCTGGGCGGCGCCGGAGGCCGCCAGACCGACGAGTGCGGGGATTGCTGCCGGGAACCCGAGCTCGGCGATCGTCTTCGTGGCACCGAGCGCGATGTTCACGCCGGCCGTCGCGATCGCGGAGGCCTTCGAGTTCCCGAACATCTGACCGATGGCGCCGTTGATCTCACCGAACGCGTTCAGCCACGCGTCGCGCGACACCTCGGCGGCGGCCTTGGCGTCGTCGTCCATCTTCTGCTGCGCGGCGTCGACATCCTTCTGGACCTTCGCGCGCCGCTCGTCGAGCTCGGCGCGCTTCGCCTTCCGCTTGGCGATCTCCTCGTCCCGCTTCAGGAACGCCTCGTCGTACTTCTTCTGGTTCTCGGCGTACTCGGCCTGCTGCTTCGGATCGAGCTCGACGTCGTCCTTCTTCCCCTTCTTCTTCGCCTCGTTCACCTCCATCTGGGACTGGGCGAGCTCGATGTTCCGGTCGCGGAGCCCCTCGAGCGACTTGATGTTCGCCTGGACGCCGGCCTCGTACTCGTCGAGCTTCTTCAGCACGGCGTTCGCGATCGGGTTCAGCCCACCGAGCGAGAAGATCTCCGCGTAGTCGCGCGCGAAGCCGACCCAGGCGCCCTTCCGCTTCTCGAGCGAGACCTTGTCCTGCGCCTCGAGCGCCTGGTTCACGTAGTAGCCGCTGTCGACGATCCCGAGCTGCGCCTTGATCGCGTTCTTCGCGCTCTCGTTCGCCTTCTCCTCGGCGGTGTCGATGTCGCCCTGGAACTTCACCATGACGCCGGCGGCGGTCGTCACCGCGGCGGTGAAGAGCCCGACCGGGCTCACCATCGACTTCAGCACGCCGACGACGGCGGAGCCCGTGTTCACTACGGCGCCGAGCTCGGGGTCGATTCGCGCGGCGCCGGCGGCCACGAGCGCGACCTGCTCCTTCGCCTGGCCGAAGGTCTTCCCGAGCTCGGTGGCGCCGCCCTTCGCAGCGGCCTGGGCGGCCTTCCCCGTGTTCGCGGCCGCCTTCACCATCTCCCGTTCCATGCGGAGCGCCGCAGCAGCAGCCTGCTTCTGCGTCACGCCCGGGATCTGGGACATCTTCGACTGGTAGTCGCTGATGTCGCCGAGCACTTTCAGGCGGAAGCTTTGATCGAGCTCACCCGGCACGACGGATCTCCTCGGCGAAGGCCTCGAGGATCGGCCGGAGCGCCGCCTCGATGGGACCGAACACGAGCGCCTGGGCGACGTTGTCGTCGGTGCCCTTGAACTCGATCCCGCCCGCGTACTTCATCTTGTTCGACACGATCCGGACCACGACCGGGTGGCCCATGCGCTCCTCGAGCTCGGCCTTGAGCGTGAGAGCCCGCGCGGAAAGCCCCGTCCGCACCGGCCACGCGGCGCGCGCGTCGCGCACGATGGTGATGAGCTTCGAGTCGAGCGCCCGGCCCATGGCACCCGGGGCCGCAAGTTCGAGCTTCCGGAGCTGGTCCTGGAGCTCGCCACCGACCTCGATGCGGACGCTCACGCGGACCTCCGCTGGAGCGCGAGCTCGCGGAGCCGGTTGAGCTCCGCCGGCGACGGCTCGCGCGAGCTGCCACGTCCGACTCGATGCTTCGGATCGTCGGTGAGGACCTCGAGGTGGGCGAGGATGTCGATCTGCTCGTCGTGCGAGAGCCGCCACCAGGCGGTGAGGTCGCCCCCGAACCGCTCGAGGCCGATGCCGACGACGGCGCCGTCGAGCTTCTGCTCGTGCTCGGTCGGGTTCACGCCCCGGCGGTAGTGCTGGGCTTGGCGCTCTCTGCGGGCCCGCTCCCGCCGGCGCTCGTCGCGGGAGAGGCCTCGGAAAAATCCGCCCTGGCCTGCACGTCCTCGCTCGTCACGAGGCTGTCGTCGAGGATCCGGATGCAGACCGCACCCGCCGCCAGGATGTCGCGGAGGGGCACCCCGCGCGCCTGGAGCTCGTCGAAGATGGCCTTGCCGTACGCGGCCGGGTCCTCGAACTGCTCGTAGCGTGGAAGCCGCTGCTTCGGGTCGGGGTGCGCCCACGTGGCACCGATCGCCGCGGAGATGCCGCGCGGGGCTACGCCGCGCCGTTCCTGCTCGGCACCCTGCTGGAACAGGATCTCGGCGCGGACGGTGTAGGACGGCGGCAGCTTCGGTTCCCATGTGGCACCCAAGAGCGTGACGGGCATGCGTTTCTCCTCGTGCTGCCCGACACGGTCACGCCGCCGTGCCGAGCGTGAACGTGCTCTCGCGCGGACGGAGAACCGTGCCGGTGATGTTGAACTTGTTCGGGGAGTTCGACTCCGTGAAGCCGATCATCAGGTCGCACTTCTTGAGGACTGCGATCGAGTCGCCGCCGTCGCCGAGCAGCGTGCCGAGCACGCTCCAGGTCACGTCGGCCGTGAACCAGTCGGCGAAGGCACCGAGGGTCGAGACGGCCGCCGCCCACGGCCCGGCGGAGTTCTTCGTGACGATGTCCCAGATCGTTCCGCCGACCGAGCACGAGAACATCGTCATGTGCGCGGAGAAGCTGAAGGTCGGGAACGTGTCCCGTCCCTTCCGGTGCGCGTAGACCGTGTTGCGATCGAAGAAGTCGAGCCGCTCCGAGAGGTTCGCGCCCCACCCGTCGCCACCCATGTCGCCGTCCTCGTACTGGAGGCGAAACGAGAGCGCGGAGGTGGCGACGTCGATGATCCCGTCTTGCGGGACCTTGGGAACCGGAGAGAGCGTGCTCATGGATCACCCGACCAGTTGCGCGTTGTGCTGCGCGGTGAAGTGGTAGTCGACGATGAGGAAGCGACCGTCGCGAACGATCGAGCGAGTGCCGTCCTCGTAGGCGATGGGGTGGATGCCGAGGCACCAGGGTCCGTTCGCCAGGAGCCATCCGAGAATCGCCCGTGACTCGGGACCGACCGCGCGGTCGTAGTCGGTGAGCTGGTCGCCCTCCGCGTTCGGCCGCAGGAGGTACTGCACGCGCAGCGTGATCTCCTGCTCGTAGCGGATGAGGGAGTCGTTGTCGCCGCGGCGCATCCCGACCGCGACCTCCCTCGTCATCAGGACCGAGAAGCGCCTGTCGCCGACCTCGGTGCCGTCGCCGTCCGGCCCGAGCGCCTTCGGCGACTCCGTGTAGGAGCTCGGCTCCTGCGTCTCCTCCCCCGGGACGAGCGCCGTCACCGGCGAGCGCAGCTGCGCCATGCGCACAGCGAACCGCTGGCGCACCTCCGACGCAGTCAGGAAGAGGCGATCGCTCACGTGCTCGTGCCGGCGACGATGATGTCGTACGTGACCGTGTTCCCGCTCGGGTTGTCGATCGTGAACGAGTCCGCGGTCGTGGCGGTGACCGCCACGCCGAAGAGAGTGGCCGGCCAGACGAAGGGACAGGCACCGCCCGTCGGCTGAATCGTGATCTTGTCCGACACGTCCGCCATGAGCGTGCCGTTCGCGAGGCCTGCCGAGGCCGCCATGCGGAGCGTCAGGTAGTCGCCGGCGACCGTGTTCCAGTTCAGGAGGATGATGAGCTTCAGCTTCGCCATCGTGAGCGCCGTCCCCTCGGGGTCGGTGAAGCTCGTCCCGGCGAGGTCGTAGGTCGTCGCACCCGACGCGGCGATCGTCTGCGAGAACTTCCCTCCGGCGCGGTCGATGTAGTTCTGACCCGTCGTCGCGTTCTTCAACGCGGTGACGCCGGCGATGCGATCGCGACGCTGACCCGCACTCCCACCCGTCACGAAGTTGTGGAGCGTCTCGAAGACGAAGGAGAGGTTGCCGGTGACGGTGTTGGCCATGAGCTACTCCGGGATCAGCTGCCGAAGTCCGTGGTTGGCCATCCGAGGCCCGGCCGGAGATCGGTGAGGAAGGTGGTGCCCTTCGGGCCCTGCGCGACGGTGCTGTCGGACGTGCCGTCCTGGTTGGTGTCGGTCTTGAACTTCATGTTCTGGAACGCCTTCTCGGCGCGGTCGAAGTACTTGTCGGCCTGCTTCTGGAAGCCGTCGTCGTCGGTGGCGTTCGCGGCGAGGCCCTCGAACGCGTTCCCGAGCGCCTGCCACTTCAGGTGCTCGCGCGGTGCGGTCGTCGTGAAGATGAGGAACGCGCGCGACTCGTTCTCCCACATCCGGTTCTGGAAGGTCACGAACGCCTGCCAGATCGCCTTCTGCACGGATCCGTTCTTCGAGCTCGCGAGCAGGGCGCGAAGGTCGGAGTGGTGGTCGAAGAGCACCTGGTCGTTGACGCAGCACTCGAAGGCCTTCCGGACGATCGCCGCCTCGTTCGAGAACGTGCGCACGACGCCGCCGAGCGTGAGCGCCCACTCGACGCGCCAGCCGGCCCCGAAGTCCTTCGTGCCGATCTCCGACGTCGGGATCGTCGCCGTCGCGACGCTGTCCACGAGCGTCACGGTCGGCGACGAGACGACTACACCGCTCGGGTCGTAGAGCGTGCACGTGTACACGCTCGGCGCGACGAGGGAGCCGTTCAGGTACACGGGGCAGACGACGACGTTGTCCCGACCGCGCTCGAGGCAGTCGGGAAACTCGAAGCCCACCAGGTACTGGACGTCTCCGCTCGGCATTACGAGGGCGTGACTCCGATCCGACCGATCCGCGTGTAGATGACGCCGATCTCGACCTCGCCCGCGGTGAGCGTGGTCACGGTGCCGTTGCCGAGGTTCGCACCCGTCGCCGTGAACGTGGCGATGAGCTGCTTCCCGGCGAGGTACTCGTGCGTGCTCGTGTCGCCGTTCAGCCCCTGGCGACGCGTGTTGGTTGGGTTCGACGCGAGAATCTCGAGGTTGTCGATCAGCACGTCGTCGTTGCCCGAGATCCCGACGTCGAGCTTCAGGGCCGAGGCGACCGGAGCGGCGAAGTCGGTGATCAGGTCGAAGTACGCGCGGAGCACGACGGCATCGGTCGGCAGCACGTCGTCGAGGTTCACGATCTGCGACGTCGCCGCGGCGACGAGAGAGGTGTACGGCACGTTCAGGAGCGCGACGAAGAGCCTCGCTTCCTTCCGCGAGATGCCGGCTGCCTGGTTCTGTTCGCCCTTGCGCATGGATCAGTCCTTCGTGTTGAGGGGCTTGCCGTCGTAGGTGGGACGGGGCTGCTTCCCGTCCCGGATTCGCTGGTCAGCGCGCTTCACCGCACCGTCGACGTGCTTCTTGATGTAGGCCTCGCTGTGGCCCGACTCCTTCATCTGGCGGCGGAGCTCGTCGCGACCTTCGCGGATGCCCTTGATCTCGCCGCTCACGGCTCAGCGTCCTCCCCCTCTTCCGAGGGCATGGCAACCTTGCGGCCGCCCGACTTCGGGACGGCGATCTTGGGGTCCGGGGTCGCGGCCTTCGTGTCCGGCAGCGAGACCTTCGGGCCCGTGTACGTCTCGTAGACGCTCGGGTTCGATTCGAGATCGAGGCGCATCTTGTCGATCGCCTTCAGCGTCCCGTTCGCCGCGTCCTCCTGCGCCGGCTTCTTGAGGCCGGCGGCGGCGAGGTCGAGCAGACGCTGCCGCACGCGGTCGGCGAACTTGTCGAGGAACTGCGGCGACGGCAACGGGATCATCCCGATGCGGATGAGCTCGCGCAGGAACGTGCGGTAGCCATCTTCGTCGCGCTCCATCTCCGGCCGCCCGGCGACCGCGAACGGTTTCTGCCAGCGGTCCGTGTAGAAGTGGAGCTGGTTGCCGTTCGTGTCCTTCCGGCTGCTGTCGTGCTCGCGGACGTAGCCGCCGTCGATCACCTCGTAGGGGATGATCGTCCAGCCCTCGGCCTCGGCTCGCGCCTTCGCCATCGACCAGTCGCCCGTCTCGGTGACGCAGGCCGCGCCCGGGATCATCTTGATGTTCCCGAGTGCGGGGAGGAGCTCGTCGCCGAAGAGCTGCCACCGGTTCGGGTGCGACTTCAGAACGAAGAGCGGGAAGTCGCCCGGAAGATGCGGCAGTCCTTCGCCGGACGGGTTCGCGGTGGTGACCTGGCGTCCTTCGGACGGAGCTGTCCCGGCAGCCGCTCGAGGCTTCCCTTGTACCTGCTTGGCCATGCGTTTCTCCTTGGGTGAAGGCAGGTGCCCCGCGGAGGTGCCCGCCCAAGGAGAAACGCGACTGCGCGAGCTCCTCCGCGGGCACCCGCGGAATCAGGCGTCGGTCGTGATCGTGACGCCGCGCAGGTCCTCGATCTTGACGACGCCGACCTGGGCGTTGCCGACCGTGCGCTGAAGGGCCGTGTCCGACGCGTATTGGAAGACGGTCATGATCCAGCCGGCCATGACGACCTGGCCGGGCCCGCCGCGCGGCGCGTCCTTGAAGGACGCCGTGCGGTGACCGACCGCTCCGCGACCGAACATCGAGCCCGCGCGGTCCGCGCCGGCGTTCGCGGTCGGGACCTTCGAGGACGTGAAGATGTCGACGCCGTCGAACGTGCCCTGGGCACCGCCGCCCTTGAGGACCTGGAGCGCCGCGGTCGCCGGCTGCCACTGCGTCGAGCCGCCTTCCGTGCGGAGGTCGCGAAGGAAGTCGCCGAACTGCTGGCCGTGCAGGATCGACGCGTACGGCCCGTTCACGTTCGAGAGGATGAGCGCGATCTTCGCGTCGTACCAGTCGCCGACGCTCATGTTCACGCCGGTCGATCCGACGATCGTGGTGAAGTCGTCGAGGATGTTCGCGTAGAGCGAGCAGAGCCGCATCATCGCGGAGCCCACCATCGACTGCGCCAGCCGCGCCGCGTCGAAGATCCCCATGTGCGAGACGGAGTGGAGCAGGTCGGACGTCTCGTAGCGGAGCGCCTGCCGCGCGACGGTGACGGCCGCGCGTGCCGTCGTGATCGCCGTGTTCGAGACCGCGGAGGCTTCCGAGACGGCGGCCATCTCGTCGGTTCCGTCGAGGCCGGCGAGGCTCACCTGACCGACCGTCGAGCCCGAGCTGTTCGCGTCGCCCAGGTCGTAGAGAGCCGGGTGGTTCGCGAAGTTGTTGCGGTCGCCGAGGAGGAGGAGAACTTCGAGACCGGCCTGCGCTTCGGCAAGCAGGATGTCCGTCATACCAGAGGTGACAGCTTCGTTGGCCATCTGGGGCTCCCGGTCCCCATTGGCCTCTTACGGCGGCGCAGGGACCACGTTCGTGGTGAGCCCCTGCGCGGTGGTGTCGGGATCGCGACCCCGAGGGCGAGATTCAGAATGTACTGACAGACACAGTGCTACAGCGGGCGGGCCCGCGTCGTCAAGACTACTCGCTCCCGGCCCCCGCGTCCTTCGCGGGTGCGAGCGGGTTCGATGCGGGGAGCGTCTCGAGCGTCATCCCCATCTGGTTCGCGACCTGGCCACGCATCTGCGCGTACTGCTGGAGCGCCTGGCGGTCGCCGGCGTTCGCGCGCTGCTGGAGAGCCTTCAGCTCGTCGCCAGTGATGTTCCCCTTGCCCTTCGTGCGGTTGCCTTCGCGCGCGGTGCCCTTGTCGGGGTTCACGACTTCGCGGAACTGCGCGCCGCTCTGCTTCGCCGCCGGCTTCGGGACGACGGCGCCGGCGTCGTCGAACTCGGGGAGGTAGCTGCGGAGGTAGCTCGGCACCTTGTCGGGCTCCTTCGCGAGCCCCTTCATGTACTCGTCGAACTTCGGGCGCGGCTGCTCCTTCGTGTTCGGCAGCGCGCGCCACTGCTTGCGGAACGCGTCGCCGGCGTCCGCGTCGATGCCCCACTCGCCCGCGAGTTTGTCGAGCTCGCGGTCCTCGCGCATCATGCCGAGCTCGGCGTCGGCATCCTTCGCGCGCTTGGCGTCCTTCTCGAGGAGCTTGATCTGCGTGTCCTGCTCGCCGACCTTCGACTTGAGCGTCTTCAGCTCCGTCTCGGCCGCCTCGCGCTTGTCCGACTCCTGGTCGAGCCGCGCCTTCGGGATCGCGTCGGGGATCTCCTTCGAACAGTGCGGGCAGTTGTATCCCATGGCGTTTCTCTCCCTCGAGGCGGATCAGGCGGCCGGTGCGGGCTCGGGCTGCTTCTGCGCGGCTGCCACCTTCACGGTCGGCATGTCGTTGCGCTCGATCGAGTGCTCCACGACCCAGCCCTCTTCCGGGTAGGCGCCGACGCCGAGCGCCATGTTCAGCAGCGCGCAGCACTTCCCGATCATCTCCTCGTCCGACGGCTGCATGATCGGAGCGTGGCGTACGCGCTCCTCCTGCTTCCCGTTGTTCGAGATCGCCAGCGCCACACCGGAGGTCGCATCGGAGCTCGTGCGGACGAGATCGGACTGGTCGACGCCGAGCGCTTCGGCGAGCTCGGCCTGGCCGGCGAGGATGGCGCGCGTGAGGACCTCGGGATCGACGGCCGGGCCCCACTGCCCGATCAGCAGCGTTCCGTCGTTGTTCATGTCGCGTGCGATCTGCAGCACCGCGGCGAGGTCGTTCATCGCCGTCTCGACAGGGCCGTCGGCCGTCGCCACCGCGGCGTCGGACACGACGTGCCCGCCGGCGATGTACTTGGTCGCCGCCGCACCATCGCGGATGGCGTGGTCGCGGAGCGTCCAGAGTGTCGCGAGGTTCAGCGTCCCGTCCGCGGCGCGTCGACCGAAGAACGGGTCCCACGTCGTGGCCGGCCACGACCGGTGGTAGAGCTGGTGCGGGATGAACGGGAGCCCGCCGAGCGTCGAGTAGCGCCGCGGGTAGTTGTCACCTGAGAGGTCCGGCGTCTCTTCGAACACGTACGCGGTGATGTCCTCGCCCGCGCGTCCGTCCCCCTCGATTGCGTAGACCTCGAACTTCGGGTTCTCGTCGTCGCTGATGTCCCACCGGTCCTGGACGTAGATCATTTCCTTGTCCTTGCCGGGCCGCGGGTCGGGGCGCTCGCGGATCTCGTAGAGCCGGATGATGCGCGACGGGTCGTCGGGGTCCGCGTCGATCCACACCTGGTCGGGGAAGACTGGCCGAAACGTGAGGCGTGGGCGATCGCGCTGCACCACGATGCTCGGCACCAGCAGCATCTCGTTGATGCCGATCGTGAGCTGCTGGATCCGCGGCATCGTTGCCCAGAGCCCACCGCGCTCGAGCATCCCGCGCTGCCGCACGCTCTTCGTCTCGCCGTCGACGACGACGTCGACGTCCATGCCCGTGATCTCGGGGTAGTCGCCGAGCGGGTGCGTGACTTCGGGCCGCTCCCCGTAGAGCGTGGCGAGCTGGCCCGAGCTCGAGGCGAGGAAATTGCGCGAGAGGTTCTTCGGGCCGAGGATGATCCGGCGGCGGCGTCCGAACGTGGCGACGAGCCAGGTCTCGAGGTCCTGGTCCCACTCCTCGGTCATGATGCGGCGGCGGCGCGCTTGCTCGTCGATGCGCGCGCACTCCCAGGGATCACTCGGTCGCGGGTACCAGCGGTTCCGCTGGGCCGTGTACGTGATCGGCATGCGCCCATAGCAATAGCACGGACAAGTGCCAACATTCCATAGGCGAACCTGTCAGGCCGCGGCGCGCCTCCGGAGGCTTCCGCCGTACGCCGCGTCGAGGAGCTGCTCGATCGCGTACCGCATCGCGTCGCAGGGGTCCTTTTTCGGGTCCTGCTTCGCGCCCTGCCAGTGCCGGATTCCGTCGATCGTCGTCACCGCCGCTGGGCAGATCGTGAACCGGTCGTCGGCCATGAGCTTGTTCACGAGCGTGCAGCCGTAGCTCAAACTGCCGTCCCACTTGTGCGGCGTGCGCATCTGGTAGAGCGGCTCCGGGAGCTTGTACATCGACGGAACGCCGAGCACCGTCGCGAGCGCCTTCACCAAGTCGCGGTTCGTCTTCCGGTTCCCGCGCAGGTCGCCGCCGTGCGCCCGATCGCCCACCCAGATGTCGATGTCCTTCACCTCGAGCCCGTTGCGGCGGAGCATCGCGAGGATGAGCTTGGCGTCGTCGTACTGGCCCGTGCGCTCGTCCGACCGCGCCTCGTCGACGACCCAGACCGATGGCCGCTTCGCGCCCTGGCGCGTCACGCACCCGACGAGCACCGCGACCTGGCGGCCGGCCTTCGCGCCGTGGTCGATCCCGACGCACCAGGTCGCCACGCCCGGCGGGTACTCCTCGCGGATCATGTCCTCGGCGAAGGCCTTCCAGACGCGCTCGCCGGTGGTCCCCTCCCAGGCCGCCTCGCAGCGCTGCGCGCGGTCGATGGCGAGGATGCTGTTCCGGTAGCGATCGATCGCCGCCTGCGATCGGAACGGGATGAGGAGCCCCATCGGGGTCGCGTTCTCCTCGTTCATCACGAAGTGGTGGTCGGCGATCTCGCCGTCCTCGCACTTCTTCCGGAGCCACTCGACGGGGCGGTTGATCGGCGTGAACGTCAGCCCGATCACACCCTGGTGGTGCGTGACGCGGGAGATGAGCTCGCTCCAAACCCGCTCGAGCGGGGGCTCGTCGACCCAGATGTAGTGGAGCGTGGCCGACGCGAGCTCGATCGTCTCCTGGCCGGCGGTCACGATGGTGCACGTCGAGCCGTTCTTCAGCGCGAAGTAGGCGCCCGTGAACCCGTTCTTGGTCGAGAAGCGGGTGTCCTCGGAGAGCTCGTCCTTCGGGATGAGGGCCCAGATCTTCCGCTGGATCGTGAGCGACTGTTTCCAGGACGTGCACACGACCCAGCAGTCGATCGGCGGCGTGTGCGTGCGGAGGTACGGGTGCGTCCCCCGCATCCGGTGGAGGAGCTCGACGACGCCCGCCTCGGTCTTGCCGAACTGCGTCGGACCCCGGAGCGCCTTCACGGGTGCCGGGTCGTTCATCCAGTCGTAGGCCGGGAGGGTCGGGCGCCACCCAAGGAGCGGGTTCAGCGTGTCGAGGTCGGCGACCTCTTCGACCCCGTCCCGGAGCTCGACGTAGTTGTCCTCGAGGAAGGCGCTCAGGGCTCCACGCTGTCCTGCTCGAGCTCGGCGCCGACACCGAGGCTCGAGCCGAGCGCCTGGTAGAGCTGTTCGCGGTGCGCGCGCGACATCTTCAGCGCGCGCGGGATGATGGTCTGCCGGAGGATGTCATCGGGGCCGGCCTTCTTCTTCGACTCGGCGGCCTGGCGATCGCGCTCCGTCTTCCGTGCGACGACAAGCTCGGCGTAGACCTGCCGCTCCTGCTTCTTCAGGCTCGCGAAGGCGATGCCGCTCGCCTCCGCCTCCGCGATGCGGAGCTCCTGGAGCTGCAGCTCGAGGTAGGCGATCGGGTCGAGGTCGGCGACGGCACTCGTCGGTGTCGGTGTCGGTGTCGGTGTCCGCGGCGCCGACTTCACGCTCTGCTTCACACCCCTCTTCGCCGCGGGGATCCCGAGCCGCTTCCGCTCGGCCGTGACCGTGTCGACGTGGACGCGCGCCTTCTTCGCGACGACGGTGTCCGGCTCCACGCCCAGCAGC